TCCGTCGAGCTAGGCTTAACAAACTAAATATAAACGATATTTCATTAAATTAGTGCAAATTTTGTCATTTAGCTTTCTTAAACTGAATAATGCTTTGATCTGCTATTTCTTCTAGATGATTGGCATACCATTGCATCATATTTGCTCTGTCTTGCAAGTATTGAGCCTTGTTATACACACCCGCCACACCATCCTTTACATGCGCTAAAGCAGATTCAATATGACGCTCATCAAAACCACGATTATTTAAAAGCGTACTCGCAATATGCCTAAAACCATGTGGCGTTTGTCGCCCCTCATAACCCATACGGCGCAAAGCCATAATAAAAACAGTGTCTGACTTTGGCTTACTCTTATCTGAACGACTCGGAAATAAAAACTCAGAATTAGTATCGTAGCTTTTGAGTTCTTCCAAAATTGCTATTGCCTGCCTTGATAAAGGTACAACATGCTCACGGCGTTTCTTCATACGTTCTTCGGGAATATTCCAAAGAGCATTGTCAAAATCAAACTCATCCCATTTCGCACCACGCAACTCACTAGGGCGACAGAACAACATAGCCAAAAGCTGTAAACCCATTCGTACATCCATAGTCGGATAATTATTTATCGCTCTGAGTAATGCGGGAAGCTCTTTTTCATCTACATGAGCCATATTGGTCTTTTTACCTTGCTCAAGGTATTTCTGAATACCCTCTAGAGGGTTGTAGTCAATTCGCCCTGTGACCTTTGCAAAATCATAAATATCACGACACATTGCCCGCATACGATTCACTTGCTCATAGATGCCTTTTTCTTGTTGTATCCCTTTTAACAAGTTCATCCATTCAATCGGTTTAATCGTGGTGTATAGACGTTTTCCAAAAATAGGAAATATATGTTTTTCCAATGCTCCTTTATTTCGGGTCATCGTATCAGCTACCCATGAATTGAGTTTCGTGTCTAACCACTCACGAGCCAATAATTCAAAAGTTGCATTATTTTGCTCAAGTTCTTGCTGTTTTCTTTCCTGTTTAGAAATGATTGGATTTTCACCTCTAGATACATCATCTAAAAGTTCTTTAGCTTTCCTACGAGCTAACTGCCCGCTTATTTCAGGATATCCACCAAGCCCAAGCCATGACCATTTCCCATCAGGCTTTTTATATCTTAACTGCCAAGACTTATTACCATCAGGCTTTACTCGAATGTATAAGCCCTTGCCATCAAGCTCACGATATTCTTTAGCTTCTGCTTCAAGGTTCGCTAGTGCGGTATCAGACAAAGGACGGCGTTTTATTTCAGTTCTTTTCATTAGCCTTGTATCCCTTGGATTCAATTTTTTATCAAGGATACATGCAGGGATACATAGAGCGCAATACTATATGCGTTTATGTTTGGGTATATTTAGGCAAGAAAAAAGGCTTAAACCCTTAAGATTTAAGCCTTTATGTTTTATATTTCGTCATATTGAGTCATATAAAACTAGGTATTTGGTGGAGATGGCGGGAGTTGAATTAAAGCCTTAACCCATTATATATATTAAATATTTATTGTCTAGGATATGTATTGTGTAACTTCTGTGTAACACTCTACTTTGATAGTTAATGATTTTTTGTGACAGTTTATGACTTATTCTGAGTTCGGTTTCCGTTTTCGGAATTGAACTCAGGATTACATATCTGATTTTATCATCAAAGTCAGAAGTTCAAACAAAATATTTAATAATTTAAAACGTCTTATTCTGACGTACCGTTGTTTATCCACAGTTTATAAATTTGAATTTAAAAAAATGGCTTGGATTAGCTACCAACTAAACCAAACCATTTGGAACTTAAAACACTACCAATGTTTTAAGTAGAATAGTTCTCTATCCGCTATTCACAATAGTCAGCATGATAGAAATTAACTGTCAACAGGTTAATTTTATAACACGAAATGAAATTTTTCTAATTTATTTTCAGCTTGCGAAAATGCGCAAGTTAGCAGTTTTTGCTTTTTTGATAGTTTTTTATTCCAAAATTATTCCTGAGAATATATATGATTATTTTTTAATCAAAATGGTTATAAAAAATTGAATTTAATTCTGTTGGGTGAAGCCCTCAATCCGAAGGCCACCCCTCAATCAATCTTTCTGCATCAGCTGCGTGTTCATCAGCTTTTTCTGCCACTGTTCGATATTCAGTGATGCAGTTTTCGAGTATGTCACTGTTGGTATTGGTGTACTCAATGATGGTTTCTTTGGAAGCACTGGACAAACGGCTGTTTGCAACTTTGAGTTGCTTTGACAAGCTGTCAGCGCTGGACTGAGCAAGATCAGCATCAGACTCAATTTGTTTAATTTTGGCATTATAGTTTTGCTCCGCTTTTAACTGTTGTTCAGACCATTGTTTTTCTTTGATTGCTGCATCAGCTCTGGCTTTCGCATTCTCAGCTTGAAGAATAATTTCAGCCTGTTTGTATTTCTCGATCTGCCCTGATTTGTGATTCAACAATGCAAGGCAAATAAACAATAAAAAAGCGAGAAGTCCGATTAAGATTTCTCGCCATGCTTTTACAGCTAAATAGAGGTAGGTCATTTTAAAAATAACTCCATTTCTGCTTTGCGACGTTTCACCAATCCAGCCAAGACACGACCACCAGCCTTATTCCACTTTGGAAATTCAGCTGCAGCACCTTTGTAGTCTTTGGCATTTAGCTTTTTAAGCAAAGTTGAATTGCTAAGATTGCCTTCGCCAAGGTTGTAAGTGAATGAAGTTAAAGCATCGAATTGGTTTTGATTAAGAGGGACTTTCACCAATCGATTGATAGCGTTTTCAAATACAACTAGGTCATTACGAAGATATTGTTCTGCCTGAGATTCAGTGCATGTATCGCCTTTTTTGACTCGCACACCATTGGGGTATTTGATTGTGCCAAAGCCAATCGTCCAAACTCCCACACCGTCGTCATAGGCTTTCAAACGTTTACCTTCGAAACCTTTGATTAAGTCCACTCCTGGGTTACTTGTCTTCATTTGATTTCACCTTATCTTTCACGAATTTCTCAGCTTGTGATTCAACAAATTGACTACCTAAAGTTCCTAAAAATGCACCTAAGCCTAGAATGGCAAGCATGTTTAAGTCAGATATCCAGATGAGTGCACCACCTGCGCCAAGTGTTGTGAAGCCGTTCAAGATCGCTCGACCTAGAACAACTCGCCATGTTAGTTTTTCAGTGCTTACGAGTACTTTTGCCATAGCAATTACTACTCCCATTAGAATTAATTGAAGTGCCACTTTTTCATGCTCTTGCATGTAACCCCCTATTTTTGGCAATAAAAAAACACCCGAAGGTGCGTGGATTAATTTTATAAATTCGTTACTGGAACAACATCATCATAAATTTTACTATTATTTTGATCGTCACCATGATAACAAACTATGCTCAATGGCTGATTACTCAATAGTGTCATTGAATATCTACCGTCTGTAGCTGAAGATGTGACTTCAGAGACCATTTTCCCGTCAGACTTATTAAATGCTCTTAAAAGTCTAGCAAGTGGTTTATCATCGCTGTCTGAAACTCGTCCAGAAACATTGTATGTTACATCTGAACCTATTGCCCACTCTATTAATAAAGAAAGTACATTTATACCGTTCGGGCTAAAATTTGTTGGGGTTGAGTAAGACCAACTTGAAAATATGACTCTTGCACCTAGATTTATATTTGATAAAGTTTTTATTCCTTTCTTGAATAAAATATTTGATATATTTAAGCTTGTTTCCTTGGCAAGAATAAAGCCATCAGAGGGAAAATTTCCCTGAGTGACTGGATATGAGTAATTAGGTAAACCATTGAATAAACTTACTGTTAATCCAGATTTTTGTGAAAATGGTTCAGGTAGATTCTGTTCAAATGTTATCTCTGCTTTAGCTGGTCTGTTTGCAGAAGGTATAGACCTCGCCAAACCAATATAATTTAATATCCCTCCGCCAGAAACACCGACAATATTATCTGACCCACCAGTTTTCCCATCTAAAATAGCAGGTATTCCATTAGATATTGCATTTGCTATGATATTGTCTGAATTAACATGACCATCAAGTCTAACTGTGAAAATGAGCTCAAATGAAAGTAAGTTATTACTTGTTTGATAATTAAAACCAGTAACAGTGTGACCAAGTGCTTCAAGTGCAGATTTTAAATTTGTATAAGCGACATTTGAAGTATCCTCAGTAATAATAGCGATTCTTATAGCCATGCTTATAATCCTGTAAAATTAACCATGTTAGATTCTGGTGGGGTATATATCTCTGTTTTGTCAAAAATAAACTTAATACCATTTATATCTGAGTCAACTTTATGACTAAAAAATTGATAACTAGTCACTTCTTCTTTTACTGAAGTCAATTCAATGAAAAATTCACCAACGGGTATTTCGCCAGCCTTAAAAAAGAAAGAATTTTCTTCAATAGAGTTTACTGTTCTGATTTCATTGCCATTTGTTTCTCTTAAAACTATGGTGTAGGTTGTACCCTCACCCTTTAGTACATCGCCATCAAACCACCCAAGAATATCACCACCTGTTTGCTGTATCTTGTTTCTGTGGGACCATGTCAACATCAAACCATCCAGTCTATCGATAAATTCTGGCCAATATTTCCCATTAATCTTCACATTTGCAGGTGGATATGGTCGGTTTGCACGTCCAACAATTTCAAGACTTTGTACATTACCTGGATAAAGATTTTCTATGCCGCTCGGCGTAGTCGTTAAGACTTGTGCTTTAACTGTCTCACCTTCTATGTAAGTGGTAGAATCAAGCCCACTAGAATCATCCCAGAAATAAAAAACCGCATCTTTTAAATGCGGTTTAGGGATTGTATCTAAAGCCCCGCGCTTTACTGTTAGTACTTTAGTTTCAGCATCATAGTTTTTATAGACAAGTAACTCATCACCTAGCTGCACTAAAGTGCCAAGTTTGACTCTTGATAATTCTTTAACTGATTTGACAGCAAAATCAGTATCGGTTTGAGAAATATCCTGGTCTAAATAGCATGCTGCACAATATTCAACTACACCTGATTCTTCAAAATTGGTGTAAATACCTGTTCCACCATCTGTAAACAACAATGCATTCAATGAGTTGTTCTGAGGCTTAATGGCTGCTGCCATCAAATATCCAATTTCAGGGTTATTTGCCAATTCAGTATCAACAGAAGTTTGCCCCATTCTTTGCACAGCTTCGAAATATGGCATTTCAAAAACAATGCTTGAATTGGGTTGTGGTGGAAGAATCGAGTTAGGGTTTGGATCTACATTAATTGATGAGTAGCTAATATTTGAGTATGGAACAACTTCAACAAAATCTAAAGTGACAGTATTGTCTCGTCCATTCCCTAAATTAATATTCATTACACGGACTGGTAAGTTGATAATGTTTTTACTTTTCCAAGAAAGCAAAACTACATCATATTTATTAAGTTTTCGTGCTTCATATTTACCTGTGGTAAACGTTCCTTTCCATGCCATTGTTGAGAGTTGTTTTAGTTTCCAGTTTGCAACCATCTCAGCATTTCTGCGATTCATGAAATATGGAAACTTCAAATCTTCAGCATTCTCATGATCTATTGTGTGAAAAGATCCCACATCACTAAGTGAAAAAGATGAATCTTTAATATTTACACGATCATAGAATGAGACATTGACTGCATTGATTTGATCTTCAGCATTGATAATATCAGGTTGAAATGACTTGATATTACTTTCATCAAAGTGTAAAGCATCATGCAAATTAAGTAGATCATCACGAAATAGAATGACTTCATAAAGTCCAGTTTGGCGATTAATTCGCACCCCACCTTCTATGTGATACTCCAATTCCTCTATGGCTTCTTTACAAGACTTTTGCTGAACACACCATGAAATACCCAAACCCTCATCAAATATTCGATCTGCCATGAACTTGAAATTATCATCATTAATGTCGGATTCGGGCTTACCCATAGCTGTATAGTCAGTGAGTATTTCACGAATTTTATGTACCGGATTTATATCAAGTGGATCGTTTCTATAATATGAATCAATTTCACCATCTATTGGTCTAACTTCTGTATAAACAGAATTTCTTATAGCCGTCGCAACATCAGGATTTACAGGATGTTTATAATATACTGATCCTGAGGATATTAACTCAACATCAATACCAGATCCCGCCTCAACAATTAATACGTAGGTAATATCGTATTTAAAATATTGTGCGTCATTAACTTCAGGGTCAAAATCATATTCATAAATATCTCTAGAGATAATCTTTATATCACCGTAAAATTTTTCATTGAATGTTGATGCTTTTGCAAATGATTCGACTTTTTGGATTACCTTTACAAATCCAAAATTGGAAAATTTTACTGTATTTTTGGTAGATGATACAGATTTTCCGATTTGAGAATATCGACCTCTAAATAATTGATCAGTAAAAACCACCCTTTCGGAGTCTGCGTATATTCCTGTTCCGTCACCTATTATTGAAGTAATGTTTCCATCAAGATAACCAAATGAATTTAAGAATGTTCTTTTCGGGAACCCATCCCCAGTTGTTTCAGTAAAATCCTCAATAAAACCAATTGGCGCTTTTTGAACATACCACTGTTGAGTACCGTCATTTTTCACATTTATTCGCTTAACCCATAACATAAATTCTTTCATCATTCCCGACATGGAAACAAGTTGAAAGCCTTTATCTAAGCTGTCTTGAGCGTGAAAAACTAAATAAGATAAATTTGGATAAGCGGAAACATCTTCATCAATTTGTTTTGCTAAATAAGTATTCTGTGGTTGCCCATCTTCACCGACATATACATCAATTGCCCCGACCCACCCACCTTCTTTCTTATCACCGCCAAATAGGTTGGGTTGATCAATAGATACCGAAGCTCGACCAGCTTTCAATTGTTGCTTTTGTTCAGGTGTCAGAATCCATCCCTTTTTATCAGGATTGATATCAAGTAGGCGCTCAATTCGATTGCCAATAACTGCCATCAAGCCTTTAAAATATGTATATCCTACTGTCTGTGATTTACTTCCGCCCATTTTTTAACTCCACAACTTGAATCGCCATTGCATCGTGAGTGCTTAGGATAATTTCTGCATCAATTCCGTTTTTTAGGAAGTCCTGAAAATCCAAACCATGCAGCATAAAAAATGCCCGCGTTCCGCGAGCACACATTTTTGCATTTCGAATATCCGACATATAGATTTTCATTTCTTACCACCCTTAGATTTTATCGGCTCTGTTGATGGGTTTCCTTCCCAAGTTATATTTGTATAAACATGCGGTGAACCTGCAAGGTCGGAAAATGAAACACCTTCATCTGAAATGGTCCCATTATTCTGATTGGGCTCAGGTCTATTTTGTTTTTGGGATTTTTTCAACGAGTAATAGCTATAAACTGCGGAGGCCACAGTAACAGCAAGCATTGCCCAAATAATCCAAACAGGAATAGCAACCATATCAACACCTATTTAATAATTTCATCATTCACTGGGTTTGAGTTTGGTATGAATGGGAAGCCCATAAAGCGAAGATTGTTCCCAAATGTTTTACAAGATTCTTGTGATTGATCACAGCCCATGGCAATGAACACCTCATCACCAACTTTCAAATAAGGGAAAGGTCGATATATTGACAATCCCATACCTTGTGAATTCACCACAAAAACATAAACACCATCTTTATAGATCAAACCTCGTGCAAAGGCATTCTGTGCTTCACGAGTAAAAATGGTTTCTGTGGTTGTTACTGTGGATTGTTCGCCAGTGTCTTTATCCGTTGTTACTTTCACTACTGTTTTAGTTTTAGTGACTGTATCTTTAGCCTCGAAAGTTGATAATGAACTTTGAATGGTAGTGGTTGTTACCACTGGATTTTCTTCCTCATCAATCGATTCGACCACTGTTACTGTGGGCTCAAACTGAACCAATATCTGCAAAGCATTAATCGACAAAATCTTAGCCTTAGAGGACCATGTTTCGAAATTCAAACCACAGAATCGATCGTAAATTTTATTTGGACAAGGCTTTTGAAACTTACGTGTTAAGATATTTCGGTTTTGATAAGTCTCATTAGTTGATGCAACTAAAGTCATTGTTTTAGCATCTTCATCAAACTTTGGCACAGTCACACGACCTTTGAATAGCACCAGTGAATCATCCTTGTAAAGCTCAAGAATCGTTACTGTCACAGCATCATAGAAAATCTTATTGATGAATAACTGCTGCAGATCATCACCATTCAAATCTAATAACGGAATCTGCGGAAAGGTAATATCAACATCTGCTTTATCAATCCCTGCATCCTCAATATCAGTGCGACTCATACCGCGAATCGGATGATATGTGATTTCATTATGGATCACTGGTTTTGATGAACTTGTGAAATACCAAGCCTTGGCACCATGCTTAAATTGATAAAGCTCTTTACGACTTTTAAAGATCATGAATGAAGCTCCACAATTGGTACATTGACCTGCGATATTGAATTACCTAAAAATGAAAACTCGACACTATCCGCAGCTAAACGGTACAAGCCAAGATAGCAAACCGATTCGATTTGAGACTGCAACACATCAAGACTTGGTGAAACAGTCAGCCTTGTTTTACTGCCATTCTTGTTGATTGCAGTGATTGAGTGTGCCGACCAAATCCCATTGATTTTGACAGCCAAGTTCTTTCGATCGGCTTCAATAATATAGTCATTGTCCACTTTAATCCAATTCAGACCACTACTCGTCACATTGAGATGTTTTTCATAGAGTGGCATCCAAAAGGCTTTATATTTCCCAAGCCGACGGAATAAGAAATTCTTATACTGCGAGTACTCTTCTTTTGACTTCAAAATAGATTTAAACGGTTTGGTGTATCTTGGCTTATCCCAATTGGTAAAGTCTTGAAAACCGCCTATTTCACCATCCACAATCACTTGATGTTGAGTCAATGCCATTGAAAGCGAATCGCCTTCTAAGACCAATGGCTTGAAATAAATATCCTCACCCTTATATTGTTCTGGCTCATCACCTTCATCATCTGGGCAATCTTCATCAAGCACTTTGAATGTTATTTCCTGACCTGCATAAAACCCTGAAGCAGCAATACTCACATCACCATCAATGATACAAATCCGAAGCGGTGACATATAAGCATTAGTTGCTGTGATTTTTTTGGAAAATCTAAATCCATCTTCAAATTCGATCACTTCTTTTTGAATAATCTCATCTGTTTCATGATCTCGAATTTCTTGCTGAGTTACAACATACCGACCTATTTCAGTAATCTCAGCAACCTGAACACCTTCAGAACTTTCAAGCAAAATAAAACCGACTCGGAAGTCGGCTCTTGTTAATTCAGTATTAAAGGGGAGAAAGCCTGAATCAAAGTCAGGAATCTTCAATTTGATCTGCTTCATTGGGATGCCCCACAAACCACGCTGATTTGCATAGAGCATGTGGAACATATCGCCTAAAGCTTTTCTGAATGTCACATATTTAAAGCGCAACTCCTGTCTTGGTTGATCACGTAAGTTTAAGCGATCTTCTGATCCGTCATAGTTTTCATGGACTTCGGTTTTGAACTCTAAATATTCAGTCGAATCAAGCAAAGGACAGTTTGTTAATACATTCACTGTGCCGAACTGGGTTTGTATTTTCATTGTGTCCTCTGAATTTTGGGTATTAAAAAACCACTCCTGAGAGTGGTTTTCCTAAAAAAAATTAGATTTTAAGAAGATTTAACTTGTGCACCAGATAAAACACCCATGCTAAATGAGTCAATTGAATTCACTGCAACGGCAATGTAAATTCCACTATTTGGAATTTGTTGTGACCCACTAAGGTATGAGGCGTTTTTTAAATAAATATGTGTTTCTGCTAAATCATCTTCATCTTCTTTTAAAAGACCATTTTGTTCAGCGATTCTAATCATGTTGAGGCGTACTGAATTTATTGATGCATTTTGTGGCGCATCAAAGTATTCTTTTTTAGAAGCAATTTCACCTGAAACCAATACACCTTTAACACTCAAGGTAATTGGTACTGTTCCAAGATCTTCTTCAACTACAAAAAGTGAGGCCAATGTTTCAAGTAATAAATGTGACATAACATCCTCTTATATATTTAAAATTTTATCTTACTTTGCTTTTATTACGATTAAAGTGGTAGAGCCAAGCTTTCTCCCCATCCTTACTATACAGATGTTCTTTGGCTTCTTCCTCATCTTTAACCATAATAACTTTAACAACATTTTCTACGGTTTGAGGCTGTGAGTTTTGATTCGATCTCGCCTCATTTAGATAGCGCGTCAAATCCTTATTTTGTTGAGGATTTAACACACGCTCACCGCCATCTAAAAGCCAAGTACCTTCACTTGGGATGTTATCAATACCATTGTGGGCCATACCAGCTATAGTTTGACCAGCAATCAAGGCTACATTTGCATACCCCATTGCCATAATCGCTTCAGAAGCAACAATTTTTTGCCCAAACAAAACCATATCAGGCGCTGCCATAGCTTGAATTGCCGCCAAGTGAGTAGCAACTAAAGCTGAACCAATAGCGAAAGTTTGCTGCATTAAAAATGCCGCCTTAAATGCTGTGGATTGCTCCCCGTTGGCATCTTTTACTGATTGAGTAATTTGGCTCCAAGTATTTTGTGCTTGGCCTAATAGATTCCCCCACATTGATAGTTGGGACTCATATTGGCTTTGTGCCAAATCCTTTGATTGTTGGTCATACTGAACATCTAAGGCGTGAATTCCCTCTCGATAGTTTTTATGAGCCTTTACAAGTGCAGCATAACGATCATCCTCATTCGAAAAACCATCACTAATTGCGATATTTTGCTCTGTAGATACACGCTGCTCCCTTAAATCTAATTTCGCATTATCACGATTGTTTTTAAGCGCCCAGATTGCATATTCCTGAGGCGACATTGTCGCTTTAGCAAAAATATCATCCACACTGCCAGATAATCCTTTTATCTGCGATTGAATAGATTTATATGAGTTGATTTGATCGAACTGTTTTTGAAGCTGCGTTTTACGATACTGCTGAAGTTCATAAGCCAACTGATCATCAATAGACTCTTTAGCAAGTTGCTTCTGAATATCATTCAATTCATTGCTTAATGCTATTTGAGTCTTATTTATTTCCGCTTGGTGTTTTAATTTTTCGTCTTCAGCCCAACTAAAGCCTTTAATCTGTTCTTCGAATTGAAGTTCAGCAAGTCGAGCTTCATTTGAATAGCGCTCATTAATCTTTGAAACTAATTGAGTTTGTCCAAGTCGCTCTGCTTCAGATATTTCAGTTATTCGCTTTTGATTACGAACTAAATCGGCATCACTGTATTGCGCTCGAAGTTGATCAATCTCTTGAATGGTCTTCTGAAGGTATTCTGTTTGGGTTTTAAGGCTATCGGTAAAATCTTTAGAAGATCCTGTAAAACCACTTTTACCAGCTACAAAACCTTGGAATTTAGTCCAATAATCATTGTTGTATTTTCCAATATTTGTGCCTCTTTGAACGTTCCCCTCGCCAGCATGATAAGCTCGAACCGCTTTTTCTAAATCACCTTTAAACAGCTTTAAAAGGTAACCCATATATTTACCAGCACCCTCTGCAGATTGCGCAAGATCTTTTCTGTCATTCACGCCATACTGCTTAGCTGTACCTGCTAAAAACTGAAATCCACCTGTAGCACCAGTTTCTTTATTAACTTGGTTGGTTAGACCAGTATTGCCAGTTTCAATTGCATGAATTGCAGATAAAGTACCAGCTGGTAAACCATTTTTAGTTTCGATTGCTCCAAAGTTATATTTAGAAGCATTAGATAAAATCTGAGAGCTTAAGCGTAATACATTTTGTTGCTTTTCAAGCTCCTTTGTTCGGTCTTTCTCAGATTTGTTCCGCTCATCTTCAACTTTTTTAATTTCATTTGTTGTGATGAGTTCCCTTCCTAACAAAACTAATGCACCCATAGGTAATTGCTGATTTGTACCAGTGATGCCAGCCGCATCCCTCGCATTAAGTAAAAGATCAGCTGCTTCTTTAGTTAAACCTTTATTGTAAAGCTTAAGCCTCTCTTCGTTTTGCATTGAGCTAGAAAGTGAATTACTAATAAATTTCTGAATCGCACCATCAAGCGCTTTTACCTTCTCAGAAGTCGTTATAGCTTCTTTAGAAATCTCCTTAACTTTCAATGCTGCATTAGAAGATTTATTGCCCATTAACTCAACATTAATCCCAAATACTTTTAAGGCACTTGCTGAGTTATGAGCCTCATTACGAGTTTTCTCTAAGGAGTTAATATAGCTATCACCCTGTTTGAATTGCTCAGGTGTAATAACATTCATTTTGTTAAGTCGGCTTAATGCATCAATTTCACTTATCTTTCCAGCATGAACAAGGTCTGAAATTCTAGCGACTTCAAGATTTCCCTTATTTGCATCTTCAATCATTCGCATATATGTTTTGAATTGAAATGTTAGGGCATATAAGGATTTGTTTTGTGAATCAAATGTAGCATTTAAATCAACAATTGCGCCTTTCTTTTGAGCACCTTCAAGTGCTAATAACTCCTCTTTAGTTTTGTTCGCAACATCAGCTTGCTCTGAAAGTTTCTGATTTGCCTTTGCTGCTTGACTCTCCATGTACATATATCCAGCAGCCAATGCTGTTACACCTAATGTAAGCGCGCCAATTGGTCCCCCAACTAGTGCCAATGCTCTTGTTCCTAACAATCGGCTAGAATTTAAAGCATTCTGAGCAGCTGTGTTTGCTCCAATTGCAACTGTTGATTGATTTAAAGCAATATTGTGCGCAACTTCAGCTTGAGTAAGCCTAATTGTAGCCGCTGCTCTTGCTGAACGTGTTGTGGCACTATTAAATTCCTGTCTAGCAAGGTTAATCTCAGTCATAGCTAACGCTGTAACTTGACGCATCCTTTGGACTTCTATTGCTGAAAGCCTAACTTGCGACTCCAGTGCAGCCGTATCAGCCAATCGTCTCTGCATACTCGCAGCTACCGATTCTCTCATTGCAATTGTCTGACCAATAACAGCTTTTGTGAGAAAAGCCACTCCGCCCAAAGTAGCTGCATTTGCGATGGTGTCAATATTATCAGCAACTAATTTAATTGATGATGCGAGTGTTTTTGCTGCACCTGAACCTGAACCAGCCTCACCAACAAATTTAGTGACAGAATCATTTAGCTGTGTAAATGATTGAGCTATTGTAAAATCTGTTTTAGAAAATAAGTCATCTACGGAAGTTTTTGCTTTATTAAGTGCTTTAATTACTACATCACCAGTTAATTGACCTTCGCCAGCCATTTTACGCAGTTCGCCAATGTTTACCCCTAAACCTGTTGCAATTGCTTTTAATAATGCTGGGGCTTGCTCTGCGATACTGTTAAATTCTTCCCCACGTAAAACACCTGAAGCTAAAGCTTGTCCGAACTGCATCAATGCTGCTTCTGCACTTGATGCGCTTGCGCCTGAAATAGAAATAGCTTTAGAAACTGTATCAGTCAATGACGCTGTTTGCTGCATAGTGATACCAAGTCGTGATGAGTTCTCGGCAAAACGTTGATAAACCTGTGCAACCGAACCCCAAGATTGCGCTGTGGCTTGAGCAATAGCAAAAGTATCTTTTGTGGCTGTATTCAGTTCTTGCTGAGAATTGGTAACAAGCTTCAATCTGTTTTGTAGGTTCGTATAGCTATCTGTATAAGCAATGACTTGATGAATCGAAAAAGCCCCAAGCGCCGCAACAGCCATTCCTTTAATTGCATTTGTTGCACCATTTGTACTTTGCTCAATACGCCTTAACTCCCGACTAGCTGAATTTGAAGCATCGCGCATTCCTTGTGTGAAATTGCCAGTACGACAAATCAAATCAAGGGTGAGAGATCCTAATTTAGTTGCCATACTTTTCTCCAGGCAATAAAAAACCACCTTCCGGTGGTCGCTTTAAATACTATTTAAATTAATTAGCAGTGGCTTTAGAGTCTTGATAAAAGAACTCAATATTCTTGAATAACAATTTATCCCTATCAGTAAAGTGTGAAGATATTTCACTTATGGGTTTGACAATCTTGTCATTCATTCTAAAACTTGATTCATTCCCAACATCTAATGGTATAAAAATATTAGTTATCTCATCTTCTGTTTCCCAGTTTGTTAAGAATATTTCATCTGGCGACTCTTCATCACCTTTTAATTTATACACATATGAACAGGAAAAACTGTCTCTTAAGGAGGCTCCATAAGAATTTTGAGCCTCATAATCTAAATCGATACTAATTTTCCTGAATCTAGTTTTTTCATCAATATTGCTCTGAGAAATTTTCCCTGTATTTTTATCAATTAGTGACTCATTGAAATATTTATAAATCACATTGTCTTGAGGAAAGCTGATTTTAGGGGTTGCGCTGGATATTTTAAGACTTGAAGGGCTTTTAACCAAATCTCCCAAATAAACTGAACATTTTTTGTAAGCTGTATTAAGAACACTCTTATCAAGCCCTGTTGAGCTTTCCTTGCAACCACTCAAACTCACCAACAAAGCTAAAATAAGAATTTTTTTCATACCCCACCCTAAATTATAAATTTAAACCAAGATACTAATTATTGGGTTAAAAAGAAACCTCCCGAGGGAGGTTTGTTAAATTACCACGCTGGCGCATTAAACCATTTAGGATTCACACCTATTCGATGACCTGATGATAAATTAATTGTTCTACAGAATGAATCAACCAATGGCTGACCGCGTTTAGTCCGAAAATCAAAGTCAGCGCTAACTTTTCTAGCCAATGAATTAGATTTTAAGATGTAGCTGGCATAATTGTTGATAAACAATGGATCTATTAGCTCTAAAGCCTTCCAAACATTGTCCATAGCGCCATTCTGAGCAAGAATTGCTTCTGTCATTTGGTGTACCAACTCATAATCATCTTTATCAAATAGAGAACCTTGTTTTTCCGTCTGACTATATAATGCAATCAGATGATGAACATATTCCACAGCGATAGGGATTTCATCATAAGGAATCTCATCAATGTGTTTAACATTGAATCTTTGATGAACTAATTTATATGCATCACTGTAGTTTAAGTGTTTAGTCTTAGCCACAAGAAGATTTACAGCATTAGTTAGGGGTTCGCGTTCTTCTTTGTGGGTTTTAGCAATTGGATTTCCAACTTCTTTATCTAAAACATCAAGCACCCATTTTCGGAACTGTTTGGCTACCTTAGTGCGGGCAAAGAAAGTTACCAAATGGCATCCTCTTAATGAGAATATTCGGTTATCCATCTCAACTGAACCAGTTTTTCTAACGACACTCAATTTGAGGGTCGTTGTCATTGAGTCATTAAATTCATCTTTATTTCGCTCATATATTTGAGCTACTGCGTCAGACTTTGCATAACCCAAAGCCTTCGCGAGTTCACTTGCTGTAAGCCATATTTGCTTATCATGTTGAACAGGTGAAAAATTTACTTCATTAAAACTTAGTGTTAAACTATTCATAGTTTGATTTCCTCTGTGATTAAACTTGTCATTTCAAAAAAGCCCGACCGTCCAAAGTTCTGGGCTTTTTTGTTGCCTGTTGATTTCATGCTTTCGCACTCTGTTGGTTTTGTTTAAGCCATTCTTCAACAATAGTATTTAACTGGGCTGTTAAAGAACGACGGTTATCTAATGCTGCCTTTTTTAACTCATCAATTGTTTCATGAGCCATACGAACATTAAGTTGCTTATCATGTCTTGCCATCTTTATCTCCTAGCGATGTTTGTTAGCATTTCACTAACATAGCAAAATAATAACATTGATGTCAACATATTTAGATAGCATAATGCTACCAAACCCCAAATTAATAGTTTTTGTTATGGCTGATGTTCAATTTAACCTGCGCATACCTGAAGAATTAAAAGATAAAGTTAAAGGTGCTGCCAAGGAGAGTGGCCGATCTATAAATGCTGAAGCACAATATCGCCTTGAAAAAAGCTTTGAACCTGATGCAAATCCTAGAGAAACATTTGAGTTTGAATCTATGGAAAGAATTTATAAAGAACAGGCTCAAGAATTAAAACTACTTCGAGAAATGATGGAAAAGTTGTTAAAGAAACCGACCTAAGCAGATTTCTTCTCAATAGCTTTCATACGTTCTTGCTCAAAACTTGTCGCTGGTGCTTCTTCATGTGGCATGAAATCAAATGCATCAACATCTGTACCTTCTTTCACTTTAAATCTTGAGTAATGCGCCATCCAGTTGCCAAAAGATTGCTCTAATCTGCGACCAAAAAAAAGAGATCCATACTTTTTACGATAGGATCTCCATAACATTAACTCGGGATTTGAAATATTGGCTTTGGCTTCCGCTATTGTTCTACCGCCGATTCCGTTGATGACGAGTTCGCACCAGAACTCGCTGTCTGGTTCGAGATCCAATTCTTTCCCGAAAAGTTCACAACCTCATCAGCTGCATCATACATTGCGCCAATAACTTCGGTTGAGACTGAACCAGTATCGCCAATTTTTGGGAAGAATTGAGTTTTTTCATCTTCATAAACGACTTGATGAAGTAAGGCTTTACGGTACTGATCAACAGTTAATTCACCGCTATTTTTCACGCCCCATACATCGGTTGCCGCCACAACTTCATCATGAGATAGGATTTTAACAAGGATTTCACCTGAGAACTCTTTGCCTTCCGCATCACGAAACTTAATTGTTTTTTCAACAAAGGTGCCGATTCCGATGGCCTTTTGAGCCGACTTTAATGTAAGTTTTGCCATTATGGAGTCACCTTAAATTCTTCAGTTACTTCGGTTTGGCGTTTCATAGGGATTGTATGATTGACCATTGCATCTACAGCGAACACTGGTGAGCCTTTACGCAAGATTGCAGTGAAGTGTGACCATGTGCGAGTTTTAGGCAAATCAATTTCACCTGTCACCAATGTAGGCTCAGCAATACCATCTGACCAGCCGACATATACTTTAACTTCGGCTTTTTCCGCAGCTAATTGAAGTAACGTCATGTGTGATAAGTTTTTAGGATCCGTATCAATTTGAATTGAACCTTCACCCGGTGTACTTAATCCATATTCAGAAGTTTTGGTACTGGTTTCTTGCAAACAAGTTGTATCTACTTCTGTCGCACTGTCATCCCCAAGCACTAAAGCTTTGATACAGCCCATTTTCGTTAATACAGGTACTGTGCCATGGACAATCCACACATCGGTACCATTAGATAAAACGCCTTTCTTCGCCATGAGTAGATCTCCTCAATTTTTGGCATAAAAAAACCACCCGAAGGTGGTAGTTGGTTTGTAAAACTATTTATTCAAATAAGCATGGTTGGATTTGACGATCTACATTGGCAATTGCTGTTTGTAAGCAATCTCTTTGTTTTTTCCAAACTGATAGACCTTTACCACATGCACTTGCAATATCCTTTTCACATTCAAGTTTTGCATTGAGTGCTTCACGTTGTTGAATAAGTGAAAAATAATCTGTTTGCAATAAGGTTCTTGCTTCAAAAAATGCTTTAACTAGTGACTTTTTAAAATCAATCACTCTTGGGCTGTTCCGCATTAAAGTCATTAAGAAATACGATTGTTGTTCATTTAATATGGCATATCTTGTGTGGCGACCTCTTGTTGAATCTCGATCTGAATTCGCCATTTCAAATGCGGAATTCAAAGACTCGAATTTAACTCGACCAAATTCTTGAATATCGGGCAAATATGTTCGAACAAGTTGAATCACAGCTTTATGTGTTAATCCTAACCCAACAGCTATTTGCAAAGTTGTTGTAGTTGGTTCGCCTTTTTGAACATCCACCAGTTTAATTACTGGATTGAATTTAGCATTCATAAATAACTCCTTTTGAGTTGTATTGAGCCTAAATACAGAATGCAAATTGAATATTTAGGCATTAAAAAACCCTGATCTAATTAAAGGTCAGGGTTGGTTAAGCTTTATTGTGTGATCTACCGATCAAACCACCAGTTAGCATCAAAGCCACGGCCGAAAACATTTATGTCGCCTATGCGCTCAATATGGTTTGGATGCAAGTTTGTAATTGTGCAAAGTGGATCTAATACAGCACTAATTTGTTTTCGAATATTTGAAGCTCTGGTTGCCTGTGTGTCGTAAACAACCAACTGATAAGTTAAGTGATCTATCTGAGGTGGACAGTCAAGGTTATGACTTGGCTCCCCCCCGATAGTTGACCAAACAATGTAAGGAAATGGTGTTTTGTCAGGTGCAATATCTTCGTAAATTCGATTGCCAACCAGCGCAACGACCTCAGATGACACTTGCAGCGTTTTGAAGATTGGTAAAATGTTCATGTGGGACTCGCTAAAGCTTTGTCGATTTCTTCATTCAACATTTGAACAAACTTATCTGTGACCGGTTGGATATTGTTTGCCAAAGCTGGGCGCATGAATGGTACAGCTGGATTATTTACAGATCCAAATTCAACCCAACGCCAGTGCCTTGTATCACCACCACTTAAATTAGGTGGGTTTGGATTAGAGAATGACGCACCACCTCTCACACCTACTTGGATTTTAATGTCACTAGGATTTCTAGTCTTTCCAGCCTGAACACTAATGTTTTTCCAAATCTTCTCACGTGTTTCAGGATCATCAATCAGCTTTGCATTATTTCGCGCTGCATCACGAACAATATTCGCTGCCTGTCTTAGTGATTTACGAACCATAGACTTTACTTTGCGCGGATTATTGAGGCGTTCGAGTTTGGATTGGAGTTGATCTAGTCCTTGGATATCAAATTGAATATCAGCCATATCTACTCCAATAATTTCAGCTCAAACGTCACATAAATTTCAGCGTTTTCATTGTCAGGTTTAGGTGGTGAAACAATCTGAAAAGTCTGATCTTTCCACAACACGCGCATTTCAGTGGTGATATCGGTACGTTTGCGAATCTTTAAGCGCGCATTCGTTTCTGATCCTGCTGCTTTGGCATTTATTGTGTCTTTTACAGATAGGAACTCAACCTTAGACCATAGCTTTTTGTATTCAGACCAAATAGGCTCAAGTTCATTGTTATATTCATCAACTGGCGTGATTTTGTGTTGGATGGTTACTCGGTGGAGTAGTTCGCCTGCTCTTTGTCCCATACATCACCACCAAATGTTAATTTTATAATATGTTGAATCTTCAGAACCCATGCGTATTTCTTCAATCACCTCAAATCCATTCCTGGAGAGGTTTATTATGAGTTGCTTAACTTCTTGGCGCGAATAAAGTTGTTTCGCAATATTCAAACATAACCTTGAATTTCCAGTCTTTATAGTTTCAAGGATTTTGGTTTCAGCAATAATTCCTAATCGTTGTACCTTTTGAATATCTGTTTGCAAACTCCTTGCGTGTGATGCTGAAATCATGATTCACCTCAAATCGCTGTAGGTTTACGATAGTGGAACAATAAGGACTGCACAGGCATTGGAAGATAATTACCGTTTACTGGTGTTTCACTCTCAGCATTACGGTGCTTATCCCAAAATCCACACAACAACAAAATGGCTTGATGAATTGCCTTAGGATATTCAGATTCAAATTCATCTGTGATGTAGTTTTTAACCACTGAATCTGCTGCGTCTAAATACCCCTGCAACATCATGTCATTGTCATCATCGTCATAGCGCAAATGTTCTTTTAGGGTTTCTAAACTAACAATACTCATTCATCACCCCATTTCTTTTGAGCCAATTTGAAATTTTCATGATTAAACTCGCCAGAATGAGCCTTTTCGCAATGCCAAAGTGAGCCGTTCTTAGTGACAAAATCACCTACTTCATAGCTAGATTTTTGGTTAAAAACACCTTTATACAGTGATTTTGATTCTGCTACAGACTGATTAGAAGTATCTGTTTTACCAAATGGATCATCTTTAGCATCTCGTTTGGACAATGCTTCCAGTGAGAAGTTTTGCTGTTGCATGTAAACCGTATCACCGCCAACAATAGAATCAAGATTGAATGCTCTTCGAGCCTCATTAGGGGTGAAAATAGCACCTTTTACACCACGTTCTTGAAAGTCCATCTGAGATGTTTTATCCATACGAATAAGCGCATCAATATCTAGGAATATCTCTAATCCTCTATCTTTCAAGCCTAAACTTTCATCAAGTAAATTTTCAAAAGATTCGATTAAGCTCTGTAAGCAATCTGAATAATAAATCTCATTTAAATCACCAACTTTTTGACCTGCTGGGATGCTACCAAATCCAACTTTAAATGCTGGCACATGTAGCACAGAGCAAATTATTTCATTTGACAGTTTTAGCTGCTCTATTGTTTGAGCGTCAGATGCCGAAATGGAAATAGGTTGATACTTTAAGTCATCACCAAGTACAGCAGTTTTACCAATATTTGCGCCTGAATAGTTTGCATTCCAAGCTGACCCAATGGCTTTGGCTTTTTCTTCATTGATTGCACCGGGTGCGGTTAATATCCCACTAGGTCTACTCATGTTACCAAATGAGGCTTTAGAGTTTTGAAGTATGTTCAAGCCAACACCAGCTAATAATCCATAGGCAGTAATTGCTGGAATTCCAACTAAAGGATGGTAAAAGCAATTTTCACGATCATGAATAATCTCAGAAGCAGGCACAATAACTGATTCAGTTTGATTCAAATTATCCATACCAAGTTGATAAAAAACCTGACCACTATCACTTACAAGTGGTTTGGTTTGATCAGGATTTAAAATCACAATACGGTAAACATAACCAAAAGCATCGCGTATTTTTAAAGCATAGGCATTGCCTCTAAGCTTTTTTGATATCTGCCAAAACTCTAAGAATTGTTGCCAATTTTGATAGTGATTCGGTTTTTTAAGAACCTTTAAATCTTCTGGAATTGCTGCTTCAACATATATATTTCTTTGCTTCTTTTTTAGAAGAAGTGACATTTTCCCAATGTCTTGAGAAATAAGACTTATGCAAGAAAATACTGCTGGGTGAGCAACAATATCCTCACGTCTTAATTCATCATTCTTCTGCCAAGCACCAGAATAAGGTTCATGTACAAAAAGTGATGTAAAGCCACCGCCCGAATTGACAGACGATAGCGATTTTTTACGAAATAGTCTGTCAAAAAATCCCATTTTATCCGCCTTTATTCTTCAGTTTTAGATGGTTTCGCCTTCGGTGCTGGCTTCTTTTGTTCTTGATAAATCTCAGCAAAATTCAATTTAATAAGGATATTTGCTTGATGATCTTGAATTTCTTTCACATCACCCACTTTTGAGTCATGTGTATCTTTTAAATATTTAATTTTCATAGACTGTTCCCATAGCTAAACATTTTGATTGCTTAGATATGAAAACAGCCCCAATTAAGGAGCTGTTTTATTTAATCATTATCGATTAAGGTGTGTAATCGATATAGGCTGCCGCAATTGCACGACGTTTAGCCCAAGTGATGAACTTCTCTACACGAATGGCAAATTTGTTTTCTTGCCATAAGTTGTGAGTTGTAGATCCATCAACCAATGTTGCTTGATCACTGTAAGCCACATCAACACCGCCATCTTGAGCAACAAGCAATTCACTCATTTTCACAAGAATCACCTTGTCACCAATAGACTGTGAGGTGATGACTGGAATACCAAGAAGTGAACGTGCAGCACCAGCAAAGGTCATGCCGTTAAAATATGTATTCCCTAAAGGATCACGAAGCAAAGCATATTGCATCGCACGAGTTTCACTCATTAGGAAGTATGCGTTGTCAGTGGTAAGGTTTGCAGCAACAAACGTGGTGATAAGTTTTAGCAAATCAGCTTCAATTTGAGCGCCACTTGTGCCTGATGGTTCAATTGCAGTCACCCCATTTAAGATGCCTGCAGGTGTAACATCTGTTTGTGCTTGTGCACCAAGGAAAGTTGTATCAATTAGAACTTTACTTGCTTCAATCAAATCATTTAACACAAGTTGGTCAATTGCTGGATCTGCTCGACGAAGAAGTTCTTGCGTGTAAACAGTGATTGCAGCAAGTTTATGCTCTTTGATTTCAATACTGCCAAAAGTTGGATTGGTTAAAGGTTTTTTCTGACCTTCGCCAACCCATGAAGCTGTACCACCAGTTAATTGGCCGTTAATTTTCACATTGAATGGAACTGAGCGAAAACCCTTCAATTTATCGAAAATTGTTGCATTGCGAAGCAATTCAAGGAAATCGCCCTTATATGTATCTTGTTGAACTAAAGGTGCTGCAAATCCAGCATCAGTCGTTGTACCAAGTGTTGCTTTTTCAATGTACTGAATCGTGTCTTGGCTATAACCAAGTTGTTTTGCAGCTTCCATAACTGTAAGAATGTTGCCTTGCTTTTGCTCATGGCATGCAAGCATTTTTGCACGGGCAAATTGAGCGAACGGAACGCCTTTTGGAAGATTTGACGAAGTAGTAACAACGGTTTTAGTTGTTTTGCCTTCTGCAGTATCTTTAGCACCTTGTTCAGATTGGCCATCAACCGGTGTAGCTGTTTTCGCAGCTTTATCTGCTTCTTCAATCTGTTTGCGAACACGGGCAATATTCTTTTCAATTGCTTCGATTTCTTTTTCAACAGCCTGAATCGCTGCTTCTGTATCTTCATCGGGAGTTTGACCAGCATCTAGTGATTTAGTCATATGCCCTTGAAGTTCAAGATTCTTAGCTGCCAAGGCATCAAGAAGCTGTTTTAAATATTTATTCATACTAATTTTACTCCACCCTTTGTTGGGCTATTAAGTTTTACAATTACGTGTTTTTGCTCAGATGAATCGCCATCTGAAACGGTTTTCTGAGGTTCTTTGCCCAACGCGGCTTTGTATTCCTCGAAAGCTTTTGAATAATCTGTCGCACTCTCGCGATTGCATGGGATTGTCACAAGGGAAAGCTCGTACCACTCCCAATCATTGAATTGGATGCCACCACCTTTGATGAATTCGGCTTGTTCCCAATCAGCCAAGAAGCCAACAGATAAACCTTTGACTAATCCATATTTAAGGCTTTGATAGGCTTCATCGACTCGGGCTTTTAAGTTGCCTTCTTCAGCAATTTCAGGAAGATGAATTTCAACTTCAATGCCTTTATCTGTGACTTTGGCATCAATCACCTGACCAATTGGTGCACTATGTTCATGATGGAAAAGTAACGGCAGTGGCAATTCAAACTTCGCACCACTTGGAACCATGATGTCTTTTGCTCGATCTGAATTAGGTGTGCTTGCTATACCTTTAAAGGTTCGCTTTTCATCATTTGTGCTTTTTATTTCAAAAGAGCCAAATGATTTTTTTAGAGCTGGCATCTGGCTCTCCTTAAAATGAAAAACCGCCAATTAAGGCGGTTATTGAGTTGGATTTATTTATACAAAATGGACGCTGTATTTCTCAGGCTCACCAGCTAAAGCTAATATTCGATTAATCCCCATAAGCAAACACACAGCTCCATCAATCTTGAAGATGTTTTTCTGTTTACGGGGATAATCATTGTTGTTTGCGTCTGGTTTGCTGATCACATTGCCAACCATCCAAGACAGAATAGGATTTCCGTCATGATGAAATCGACCTGAAGCAATTGCAGCGACAAGTTCTTTCATTGGTGGTGAAAAGTTTTTAGTGTTCTTTGCTACTTCAACAGCTTCAAGACCACTATCATTAATCTGTTTGGCAATTAAACGTGCACCCCAGTTGTCGTAAGGAACCTCAATAACTGAAAGACTTTTCGAATCAGAGATTAAATCCGAAGCCACTAAATCTAAATCAGTTTCAGCACCCTCATGAACATCTAAAAGCCCCATGTTGTCCCATTTCTGGTACCGATCTAAAAGTGCTTTTTCATCACCTTCAAATACTGTTTCATGTGGCAAATAGAAGTTTGGTGAAATACAGTAGTAATGCACCTTTCCATCTATGATTCGCCAAAACAAATTGATTCGCGCACAAATATCGATCTTTGATGCCAAATCTAATGGCATCACACATTTATCTTCAGCAAAATCACTAAGCTTTAAGGTTTTATCTGAACAAGCATTCCACTTTTCCATATTGAAGTACTGCTCACGCGCAGAAACCCAAATGTTTAAATGCTTAGTCTTGAATGTATTTTGACGAGATGGATTATTTATTGCCTTACGTTGCTGTGACTCAAGGTAATCGCCATAAACAGAAACATCGTAATTTGGATTAGCCTTGATCAATATCTTGGGATCTGTCCAGTCATCACCCTCATCAATGGTCCATATAAATCCAAACAACTCATCATCAGGCACAGTTCCAAGCAACATGTCTTGAATACGTAAACGCAAATCATGGCAAGGACCATCAATATTAAAACCTGATGTTGTAATAGTGAACATCAAAGGCTGACGACGCGCTCCCATACCTGTTTGCATGGTGTCATATTGTGCATTGGTTTGATGCTCATGATATTCATCAATAATGGCGCAATGTGGTGATTGACCATCTGGCGGATCACCAACAATAGTTTCAAATAAAGAGCCATCTTCGGGTATTTCTAGACTACCAGCATTTATCTGTATTCCAGCAGCTTCAACAAAATCAGGTGAACGTACTGCCATTAATCGCGCTGGTTTAAATACTTCCCATGCTTGTTTTTCAGTTGTCGCGCCAGCGTAAACCTCACTGCCCGATTCACCATCATTGGCAAACATATTGAGAGCAACACCAGCTGCAATTGCTGACTTACCATTTTTACGTGGAATTTCCCAATAAGATTCCCTGAATCGACGATAACCATCCTTTTTACGAACCCAGCCGAAAGTACAAGCAATTCCAAATTTCTGCCAAGGCTCTAGTCTTAACTTCATTCTTTTCATTGCCCACTCACCTTTTGTGTGGGGCAATAATTCAATGAAAGCTATCTTTTTTTCAGCTAATTTAGGGTCAAATTTATATAAAAAATCTTTATTTTTGCTATTTTTTAAGTCATTTAAGTGGCGTTCACAGGCTAATTTAACCCATTTACATGCAGGGATTTTATTTAAAACGACTTGCTTAGCCCACTTATTTGCAATATCAACATTCGGGAAAGCTGTCATTTAATGGCCTCACTACATGTTCATTACCTCTACGAATGGGTTGTTCTTAGGCTTTCCACCACCACCCAATAAGCGTGTACGTGATGCAGGATCTAAACCTAACATTGAGCCAAATTGAGCGATTTGCTTTGATGCTTCATTGACAACAGTTAAAGCTGGATTTTTAACTCTTCCTGATTCAGTTTGAATAGTAATTCCATATAAAACAACTTCATGCTGTGCTTCACGTAAGTTGTGATAAGCCATGCAAAACATTTCAACGTTGTGCATATCTGTAAGTTTTAATATTTTTCTTTTTAGCAATTCAGGAATAATTGACTTCCACATTGTGACCGCTTGATCCATGTGCTCTAAGTGAAAAGGCACATCAATATCAAAAACATCCTCAAAATCAGTATCGCCAGTTGCTTTGACTTTTGGCTTACGCCCTGCACCAGCTACCGCATTTCGCCCGCCCATGTCAAGACCCTCAATTTTTAATTTCGCTCACGTAAAAATGTGGTTAAGGGGGCGGTCATTTCGGCAAAAGCTTTGAACTTTTCACCTCCCCCCTCCCTTATTTAAGAATGATTCTCATTCATTTGCAGTTTTGATTTTATGACATGAATCACACAGCGATTGAAGGTTATCAATTGAATCTGTACCACCTTTGGCCTTATTCAATATATGATCGACATCTGTAGCCTCAGCCAAACGTCCATCCTTTCCACATTCCACACACAGATAGTTATCACGCTTCAATACAACATCACGCAGCTTACGCCATGCATGACCATAGCCACGTTCTGTGGTTGATCCTGTTCGCTCTGGTCGTTTGTTCCAATTACTGCGCTTATCTGCATGATCATCACAATAACCTTTCTGACTGCGTGACTTAACAAGGTTTGGGCAACCCCATTCACGGCATGGTCTGCTCATCATCACTTTCCACATAAACAATTGGCTTAGGCTCAACAACTTTCAGGTCAGATAAGATTGCATCAATCTGCTCTTGATTCTTTGGTGTTAACTCAATGATTGCTCGCCAAGGCTCATCAATTTCAGCAACCAGCGTGATCTTTTGAATGTTCTCTAGATAGCTACCATCATCCAATAAAACCTTTGTGCCATTAGCAACCTGAATAGAATTCTTGCGGCCACTTGTATTTGGTACAGGGATTACAGATACAACTCTAGGCATTGTCAGCCTCCTTATTCAACTCAACACTTTCACCCAATTCAATTGTGATTTCACAGCGACCTTCGTAACTATTACCTGTTGAATGAGGATTGCTGGTTATAAAAGTTCTATGTTTATATTCAGCATCACCAACATCGTGTTGCCTTAACACATACTCTAAGATTGCCTGCTTTGTTTCAGCGTCACTTAGATGCGCATTGATTTGCTTTTGATGTATCTCTTTAACATGAATAGCCATAGTCACCCATCCAAATATCCAGAACTCTTACTCTCACCTTCCAAATCTAAATGCTCAAGCAAGTGATTAATCTGTGCTGCTTGCTCGTTGTTGATCTGAATGAGTTGATTGTTCTGTTCGATTAGCTTGTTGTTCTGCTGGATCAATAACACCAAGACCTCGCAGGACTTTCCGCATTCTTTCTTTTGCTCGTTCACTTTGTTTCCTTATCCACTCTCGACGTTGTTCACAGCCTTGGCATGTCATAATCTTCACCCAATAAAAAACCTCCCGAAGGAGGTTTAGTTATTAACCAACTAACTGCTTACGAAAGGATTTATGGATCATCTCTTTTATGTCATCTTCTAAGTTGGCTTCAAATATAAGAATAATACTTGCAGATTCAAATTCAAAAGACGACTTATCATATTCTTGACCAGATAGATAAAGTTCTAGATTCCCGCTATTACTTATATCTGAGAATCCAAATTTATCTCCACAAATATTTACTAAGATATATTGTTTTGATTTCATTATTATCTCTATAATTAATTTAGAAACAATAAATTATCAACTTATCCAAGTAAGATCAATCACTCAACATACTTCTAATTGTTTTAGACCATTCTTTTAACTGACTTATCTTTCGATCAATGACAATCATTTCTTCACGAGTCATGAGGCCGCGAGATAAGCTTTGGTACTTACTGATCTCAGATTCATATCGCTTGAGATTGCTTAGTGCTTCGGTTCTGTCCATCACAACCGACCTTGACGTTTATACTTACGTCTTTTTGTTTGAGAAACTTTGTTGGGTTTTGATTTTCCTTTTACTGGCTCTCGCCATGTAATTGAATCCCAATCACTTGCACTTCTCTGTGCAGGTTCGGCAAAAGCTGCGCTCATACCCAACATTGCTGCCACAATTCGACCTAAACGCATGGCTTTCTCCCAGACAAAATAAAACCCATTTCGGGGCAAAAAGTAAATGTAGCTAAAGGGTTAAAGTTACTTGCTGTAACTCACACCTAATGACCCACTTTTAAAACCAATCTCAACTGCTTGGCTTATTAATTTACTAATTGGCTCACGCAATGCAGTGGCTTTAGTAACAGCGTCAGTTATTTCTGGTGATGCACCACACTTTTCAATTGCTTGGCATAAATCATAAATCTGATCTAGGATTGGAATACGAGCTTCCAATAGTGCTTCAACTTGGTTATCTACTTGATACAGCTTTTCTTTAAGTAGATAGCCTTCCAATTCCCAAATCTTTTCACGTGCATTTTGTCGTGCGATCTTATTGCCAATGTCTTGGTTGAAATTATCTTTACTTACACAGGCAGATTTACCATCAACAGTAAAACCATTCTTCAATGTAAGCTGACAAATGACGGTTCGACCATCAGGTAAGTTCGTATAGGTTTCACTAACAATCACACTATCAATAAGATCAGGCGTTAATCGTGGTGCATTCAGACCTTTGTCTTGAATTTCTTGTTCAATTTGTTTTTCGTTTGACATCTTCACTTTCCTCTAGGGATTAAAAAACCCCAACGGTGTGGGGTTATATATAAATTATGATTTAAGAATCATTAGTCCAAACTTTATCTTCTATATCTTGATAAATAGATTTAGGAGATGTGCCTACACCTGAAGAGTCACAGTTACTGCATTCACAGTAAAATGAGTTTTCAGATACCATAAAAACATTCATAGTATTCCCATAACAGATTGGACAATCATCTACAGCAGCTACTGGGGTTCTTTTCGCCAGCACAATTGTATTTTCAATTTCAAGAGCCTTACGGTCAATCTCGGCATTTATTTCAGAAATTTTGGAATTCTCTTTTGCTAACTCTTCTTTAGTTAGTTGAGAAAGATGTAGATGTGGAAATACAATCGACATTGGTCCTAAGTCTGGTTCTTGCTTGTGATTTGCCGGATTTTCTTCAGGGAAATCTTCAAAGTATTCTGACCACTCACCCATAATTATCCCCTTAATATTTTTGAATAATATATCAGGAAATATTTCTTATTGAAATCTATACCACATCCACCACCCTCCCACACTTCCGACACTCTCTCACTGTAAAGAAATCTGAATATTCCCACACGTGTCGGCAGAAGATTTGTTTGATTCGGAGCATAGATACCTCCAAAAGAGATCACCACAGAAGTCCTATGCTGTGGTCCATAGCTACTCCCTACTTTGATTGCCACCTTATAGGCATGGTACTAATCAATTTTCAGTTTCGATGTCAATTTAGTGCGGGGCATCACTCCCAATTCTGATTGTCGCTTTCCTGCATATCCTATTCATGCTCGATGAACTGCATGGGTTGTACTCTCTTTCGTGGAGTCTAAACGCTGCTAATCAAAGCCGATTAACCTTTGATAGTCACTTATTCATATCTACATCCTCGATAATTCACTTGTGCACGTCACAAGCACCTTTATAAAATTTTAGACAAAAAAATACCCACGTATTGGAATAGATGGGTATATGAAATTTAAACTGTGTGGATTACCATAACTTCGTCCACTATAACAGAAATATATCAAAGTAAACCCTGACTTTCAAGCCCCTATGATGCGACTTCTGAATTGATACTTTGTTGCCAACCGAACCAATCCAAGCATTTTATCCCTAGCGACTGAAAATTCAGATATATCAAGGTTTCTAGCAATGGTTTTCTCTGTTTTAAATTCTACATAAAACATGATTACAACCTTGAGCCATTTCTGAACTTTGTTGTTCTCATTTTTCATTAAGGTCACCAGCATATCGCTAACCGCATCTGCATGAGCATCATTGATCTTGCAACGTGGTGCAACTCTCTCTCTTTTATCAACACACACGCCATTAGCTGTATCAATCAAATGACCTAAGACACTCGAAGCACCTAAGCTCACATAGTTTTCATCAAGCAGTAGCCAAGAACCATATTGCTCTAAGTGCCACTCAATTGGATTTTCTGCCCAGTTAATTGCAACTGAGAAATGTTTTCTATTTGCTACTGCGTTCATAATTACCCCTTAAACTTCTGCCTGCTCAATCTTTTTACGAACCTTTTCGCGATTCGCTTCACCACTTGCAATCTGCTTGTAAATACCCTTGAACTGCCATGCCACATAAATAATAAGAATTGGTGAAAATATGATTCTCAACAAAATTAAAAAGAACTTTATTGATGCTTCTAAATAATCCAGTGCGTCATACCATTGATCTTTGAACCAACCTTTTAAAAACAGCTTCTGCCAGCGATAGGCTAGACTGATTGCATCTCTATCCATCAAACCATCCCCCAAATCAACATACCTGCATCACGCTGCTCTTGATTCGTTCGACCTTGCCAGCCTGTGATGCGATTAAATTCTTCTGAATTCTTTTTGGTTTTGGTTGGTCTTACTTCAACCACTGCTAAACCGAAAGATTTCGCCATTTCTACAAGTAATTTGCCTGTCGCATGGTTCTCGCCTACATTCTTGGCAATCCGCTCTCCTGCACGCTTAGATTGACCAATACAACTATGTAGATTTGATTTTTTATTCATCCACCCTGCCTCGATCACCACTTTCTTGATCTGATCCTGGTGACTGCGGAATAGCTCAACAGTTTCAGCAAAGGTTAAGTTTTTCAGCTCGAATGACTGTCCCAAGACAGCCACCCCTGATTTTTCTAAGTCTGGATCAATGCCGATGATGAGATCTTTAGGAATTTGCATTGTTATTTCCCCATAAATGAAATTGCATATACAAGACCGCCAATACATGCCAGAACGTAGAAAAGCATTACAATTACAATGTGGTCGCTATCCATGACGTTCTGCCTCCAAACGATGACCTGCTTTGATTTCTAAAGATGTGGCGTGACGTAATGCAGAGACTCTAAAGAATCCTCCGCACTCAAAAAATGCGGTCTTTTCTGCAACCATGGCAAACCCAGTAATCCTCAAAAGTGCTTTCCCAAACCATGGATCAGTAGTTAGAACCCAATCCCCCACCTTAAACTCTTGGCTGTCATGTTTTGCAATGGCGGTGCGGAGGTCGTTTAAATCCATAGCTAAATCCATAGGATCTACTTTTCCGAAATACTCAAGCCACTGGTTATATCCATTACTCCATTTAAACCACTTGCCATCATCTCTTTTAGCGAAATACATAACGTCTTCAAGGCAAGGAATACATACTTCTGCGCGTTCAGGCGCACCCTCTACAATCTCTCTCATCTGCTCAATTGATAAATTTTCGATTTGCTTATGCATGAAAATCTCCTAATTCTTCTTTATGATTTACTGCGAAATTTTTATGTTTTGATGAGTTACAAGCTGAACAAAGAACTTGAAGATTGCTAACCTCATTACCACCACCCAGTATTACTGGAACTACATGATCGATTTGAAGCTCAACATCATTATCCTTGTTGGGTTTTGCCCCACATGCTTGGCATTTGAATCCAGCATTATGTAAAACTGAATACCTAGTATTTTGGCCTATTGTCTTTCTCAGCTTTCCGCTCAATTTCAATCCATCTTTCAAAGCTTCACGCATAAGAACCACAGATGCCCATTCTCTTAATGCATCATCAGATTCAAAATGGTCTTTTAATAATCCATACTCATGGGTGTTGATTTTTACAAAGCATTGCTCTCTAATTTTCTTTCCAAGTTTCTCTGCTTCCTGTTTGTAATACTCTTGCACCCAAGGATGATGAAACGCACGCCACGCATTTGACTTATCGAAATATCCTGCTGCTAGACCTGCATCAGCAATGGATTCGTTTGCTAAAACTTGATCAACAAGTCGTTTCTGCTTTGGTGTTAATCTTTTTAAGTGGTTGTTTATAGTTGTCATAGTGCCACCACTCCACAATACTTTTCTGTTATCTGTTTAAGCTTGGCTCTCTGTACTTTTTGCCATCCAGCCCTATAAGCTTTTCGATATGCTTTTTGATCCAATTCATTGATTTCTTTCTTCAATCTTCCTTTGATTGCGCTTTCATTGATTGAATAATCAAAACTCAGCAAATGCTTTTTAACTCCATCCCATCGATCTTTCTTCATCACAGTTTCGCCATACATGGTTGACTTCAATGTTGTTGCTGAAACACCAGTCAACCTTGCAAGCAATGCGATATCGCCATGTGATGCCTTGGAATGAAACTCTTTGAATATTGAAATCTGTTCGGCGCTTAAATCAGCTTTAGCCTTTCTTTTTACAGCCTGTGATTGAGCGTCTTTGATACGTTTACGCTCTTTATCACTCTGTCTTTTTGCTTCAATCTCAGCTTCAGTTTTAGTTCGCTTAGGTTTTAATTCTTTCTTAGCCTTAGCCTCTACAATTGCTGCGCCCATAATCTGTTTCATGTGCGATTGAGCATTTGATTTATTGAACTCCTGCTTAACCTCTTTTGAAACACCATAAGGCACATGTTCGATCTGACCACCACTGCTTAAGAATTCTGACAAATCCCAAGCTGAACGATCTTTGATGTAAAGGGATTCGCTATTGGTTCCTGTTCTCATACCGCCACCTCGAATAAGTCAGGCTGTCTTTCTTTCTCAATTCCAGCCAATGCAATACGCTCCTTAGCAATTTCGAAATACTTTTCTTCTTTCTCAATTCCAATAAAGTGACGACCAGTATTTACGCAAGCTACGCCAGTGGTACCGCTCCCCATTGTGTTGTCTAAAACAGTCTCACCGTCATTTGTGTATGTGCGAATTAAGAATTCACAAAGGGCAACTGGCTTTTGTGTTGGATGAAAGTTTGATTTCTGCTTATCACTGCTAAAAACTTGTACTGAACGTGGGTACCGCTCAGTAGAATCATATGATTTGATATTTAATTGCTTACCATAATGTTCTGAACCAATATCCTTTCTTTTTGCTGTTTTTCGCTCATGACCATAAGTTTTTTGAGCGTTATACGTTGGTTGTGATTTATAAAAAACCAATGCATTTTCATGCGCTCGAAGTGGTTGCAACTTAGCATTCAAGAAACCTGTCGCAGCTGGCTTTTCCCAAATCCATTCATACTTAAACAATTTAAGATTTGAGCAAGCAAGTACTGCTGTGAATGGTTGAGCGCCAAATAGAACAATTGCCCCATTCGGTTTGATTACTCTCTCATATTCAGCCCACAGCGGTTCAAATGGGATAACAGCATCCCAACTGCAGCACGTTGTTCCGTATGGCAAGTCACATAGAATCATGTCTACGGTACCGCTTTCGATTTCTTTCATGCGCTCGAGACAATCACCAAGCATTAGATTGAAGTCTCTCACACCCCACCCCCTACTCGTTCCACGTCAGTAATGGCTTTTTTCAACTTATAACCTGCGGATTCAGGCTTTTTTTCACAAGGAGATAAATCATATAGTTTTGCATCTTCTAATCCTCCCCATGACTCCACTAACTCCCAACTATCGACTAGTTTTTGCAATTCATTGCAACGCAGACCAGACTGGAGCATTAATAATTGGTCTATCGTGTAACTTGGTAAATTCAAGAATTTCTTGGCTTCTTCCCAACCGTGTTTTTTCACAAACTCAACTGCATTCATACCAGCTCCCCTTGCATCATTGGCTTCACGACACCTCGAATTTCCATTTGAGCTTCTTGAAATGCATCCTTCCAAGACTTGCCAGTTGCCATAATTTTTGTAGTGAGATCAGCAATAGATTTCTGCTCATCCGTTAGATTTGATTTATAAGTTTTAGGAATAGACTTCACTGGTTCTTTTGAGCCAATCATCACTGGTGGTACATACCATTCCTGTTGTTTACCCAATGTTTGAGCCTTAGCAACATAATCCTCATAAAGCGTTTTGAACTGCTGATAAGCTGATTTCATATCACCTTGAACAACCATCCAATAAACCGAATCCCAAGCAAGCTTTGCCAATTTGGTAATTTTCAAAGTTGATTTGATTAAGTCCGCTTCTGACTGATTTGAATAATCACAAGAACGCTGCCAAGCTTCTTGAGCTGTTTGCCATGAACCTGAAACGCACCAAGCTCTAAACTCTGCGATATCAGGGCAGAAACGGCTTGAATACAAACGAGCCATACCCTGTCTAAATTGGTCATCACTCAAGTTCATCAATGCGCCACGTACGATCATAATCATTGCTTGAGCATCAAGGTTTTCGTAACGCTTCTTGAACTGTCCGCCAAACAAGGCTTGCAAAGTTTGAAGTAATTCGTCCTCTTTGGTGATTACATTAAGCATGTCCCACCTCCTCAATCAGAACCGACTTTTTTGGGGTTATATCAATTGGCTCCTCAAGTGTTTGATTGAGTTGCTGAGCAAAGCCTTGATTGTATTCAGCCCATGAGTTTTGAGGCTGAGTTTTAACACCAGGTTGGAAATGGATATCTTGCTGTTGTTCGTTTTGATACCAAGAAGCTTTAAACGATCCCCATGGCTTTTGGCGTTTCAAACAGTATTCAATGGCTTGAACCATGGTTAATTTTGTTTTACCGATTTCAGCAACTAAGCTTTCAAATGCATTTTTGGTATTCACAGCTTGCTTTGCTTTTCGCACTTGCAAGAACTCAGTTGCCAATTCATCACTAACGCCTAATTTTTTTAATTCAGTTTTAAAATTAAATTTAGGCGAAGCCGTTTTTGTTTCCGATTCAGGTAATAAGTTTTCAGGTTTCAGTAAGAGGGAATCAGGAATCAGGTTAAGGGAATCAGCACGATCAGTTCCGTTTTCATCGTGATTAATCTCGATATTTCCTAAGTCCTTAGTAAACTTTGGGTTTTCTTCATCCTTTTGATCAATGTCTGGAAGTTCCGAACCTTTCTCTCTTTCGTTCTTGTGAGGGTTCTGGTGCTTCTCAAAATTGATCACTTTTCCATACTGTTGACCTTGAACGGTATAGATCTCGATAAATCCAGATTTTTCTAGATTATTCGTGAGTTCTTCAACATTGCATTCGTCATAAGGAAGCAACTGGACCTTTAAGCGTTTTGGTTTGTACTCAAAACATCCTTTATAGTCTGCTACTGTCCACATACCTATAAACAAGAGGCGCGCTAATGGATTTAGTTCGCTTAGTTCATCATTGGTAAAGAACGAAGGTTTTATATTCCTTGCTCTAGCCATTACTCACCTCTTGTGCTAAATTTGTTTTCATATTCATTTCTACCTCGTTATGAATATATGAAGCCTGACCTAACCCGTCAGGCTTTTTTAATGTCTAAATCCCCATGAATCCCTTCGGATCCCTCTCGAAATTCGACCTCTGTACTTAAATCCCTTAACAAAGCTGATACTCCCAAGCGCTCGAACGATTTAGCTTGTAAATTAAGTACATGCCACTCACCTGCAATTTCTTTTTCAAGTAGGTAGGCCATATATTGAGCAAGGTCTTTACCTTTAATTTCAGCTAAAACCTTTGCCCGTTCGTGATTCTCAGGAGATAAGCGCACATGCGTAGATTTTTTTTCAAGGCTCATGGTTTTTCCTATGCCACTTGGTGGCGTGTAATTGGTTCTTTTCCATTTGCTAAGTCACGGATTTGGTATTCGCGAGCTAATGGGATTTTGTTTTCTGGCCATTGATAAACTGCTGATGGTTCAACACCTAAAAGCTTAGCCAGCTCAACACCATTAACCCCAAGCAACTTCAATGCTTCATGTTTGGTCATCACTAACACCTTAAAATAAGATTTCTTAGTATTTAATCAAAGAAAACTTATAAAAGCAATATGTAAGATAACTTATATGGAAAAACAATCTGCTGGTCAGCGCATACGTGCGCTTAGACGTTCGAAAAAATTAACTCAAGTGCAATTAGCTAAGGTTGCCGGAGTGAGCTCGCCTGCTGTTACTGAATGGGAAAAAGATAGTTATTTACCTAAGGCTGCATCACTTGAAGCTATGGCGAATGAGTTTGGCGTTACTACTGAATATATTCTTACTGGAAAGGGTGGTGAATTTAAAAGCGAAAGGAATGTTACGCCTGTTTCACCTAAAATGGCCCCAGTTCTCTCTTGGGTGCAGGCTGGCGTGTTTACCAACGTAGAGTCGGTTGATATGTCACAGGTCGAGGAGTGGCTTCCTTTACCTGATGATTGTGACGAATGTTTTTATCTAAAAGTTCAAGGATTAAGTAACTACCCTACATTTCATGAGGGGGATTACATTCTTGTTGATCCAACAGTGCAATATGATGAAATGCAGTCAGGGGATGTGATCGTTGTAAGAAAGCATGATGAGGCCACTTTTAAACGGCTGGTTATCGAAACAGATAACTCAAGATATTTACAGGCTCTAAACCCTGAATTTAAACCAAATATCATCCCGCTGGATGAAGAGTGTGTTTTTGTTGGAGAGGTGGTTGACTCGATTAGATATGTATTTAGATCAAAGCGCAGAAATAAGATGCGCAAGAGTTAATAAGGCTGCCTTTGCGTGAGTTCATTAAATTAAATTTCTTATATAAAAGAGAACACTATGATCGCAACACTTAATAAATCAAAAACCGCGCTAACAATTAATCGTCAAGAATTTAAATTGGCTTTAGCTAAAATTGGCGCTGGAATTGACAAACAAATCGCCTCACTTAAAAAAGCTAAGCAAAGTTATGACCCTGCTGAAATAGCACAAGAAGTCATTGCTGAAGCAAATATCTTTGAAGCGATTATCGAGGGGTTTAACGAAGCTGAGGAAACAAATCTAAAGCTGACTGACATAACCAATCTTGAAGTGGCGCAAGGATGGGTGGATGAGTTTTTAGAGAATTACAAAGATATATGAGATTAAAAAACTGCGAACCCGACGCAGTCCTTAGAATGATCGGGCGGAGAGGAAAATGGTTATACCTGATAATATTGTTTATATGCCATCTGTAAGAACTAGTAAGTATAATTTAGCAGCTTTAAAAGAGTTAAGCCCAGAAGTTAAATCGCAAATAATCCCTAGAGTTATAGTTAGAGGGGATAATACTACCGATCTTGACTCTTTCTTAAATGACTGGAATGGAATGCCATTATTTTTAGAAATATCCAACTATTTACTTGATATAGATTGTGTTTTAAATATCTCGTTAAATGATAATAGTAATCATTTTTTAAATAAATTGAATTTTTTCCAAGAAAAATGCGGAATTTCAAGTAACTTAATTCCTGTAATTAACGAAACATCCAACGAAAAATTAAGAGACATTGTTCAATTAGGTATTAAGACTGCTAACTCTTTTGAGTTAATTGGAATAGTTTTAGATGTATCTGCAAATTTTGATAAAAGCCTGAATATTTTAAATTCACTATTAGCAGCTTTTTCAGATGAAGCTATCTCAAAAACCATTTTGATTATTGATTCAGGAAAAATTGACAACCTTAATCAAATTAATTTAGACAATTTAACAGAAGCATTCAAAATAGTTAAAAATTTTAATTTTTATTCAATTATTACTAGTAGTACATCATACCCATCTACGCGCCCATCAGCAGGTGAAACAGCAACCCATACTTGTATCGACCCTGTTTGGCAAAATAGATTTAATAATCAATTAAACAAAATTGAGAAAAAAATTATATATGGTGATTATGCAGCAACCGATCCATCTGGTGAGGCTATTGAATTCGACTTTGCAGTACATCCAATTCCATATGCTACATACCTTTTAAATGACTCTTTCGAATGGTTTACATTAAGAGAAGGTAAAGGTGGGGAGTATGAAAAATTCAGAATAATTGCGCAAAAAATTCGCGATCAAAATGGTTATCATGGAGATGATTTCTGTTATGCAACCAATCAAATAAAGATTATTGCAGATCATTCTAGAGGAAAAGCTGGCAATCAGGCTTTCTGGAATAAATTAAAAATAAATCAGCATATAAGTGCAATTATTAAATTAAATAATGATGGTTATCTTGGGGCTATTGGATTGACTCATAATCAAGAAGATAATGATGATGGTTAAGACTTTCGCTCCTTTAGTTTTTGCAAGACGTAAGGCTTTAAATCTTTTAAGCTAGAGCGCTCTGACAAAATATCCCGAATTTCATTTTTTGTCATTCGGGATTTTATTTCTAGAATATTATTTTGAGAAGCAAAACCAAGCAACTCATCTTTCCAAAGCAGGCCAGATAGGTCATAAAAATTTAATTTCTTGTTCTGTGATGCATATCGAACTACAGCGATAGAGCCAGAATCATCGACCACCAACATACCAATATGTTTATCAGTAACTTCTAAAGCATGATGTAAGTGCTTGCCATGACTACAAAGCCATATTTCATCAAAAACATTACTATAAGCTATCATTTGAGATAGCCATCTCTTTAAAGTATCTTTCTCCGACTTGATCTCAAAGCCAACCAAACGCCCATTTGCTAGAGCCAAATCTGCACGAAACGAGCAATCCACAGTGGAATTCGGATCTTTGTTCCAAAAGCCAAGTTCATTAATCAAAATATCGTTATGCTTGAGTTCAAATTTTTCATGGACCCAATCCCTTAGAGCGGTCCGAATATCATCTGGTCCTAAAATCTGATTTTTACTAAACATACTCAACCTCTTTTAAAGAACTTAAATATCCCTACTTAAGCAATCTGGATTTTAGCAGATATCACTAAAATATCAATTGGACATAACAGCCCCATCTAACCCACCCTGTGTGGGTTTTCATTTACCTGTAACACCTAAAACTTATAATCAACACCAAGGTTAATGAAGGATAACCTGTAATAACTAAGTTTGACCTATCTCGCCCTGCTATATGCAGGGTTTTCTTTTGTCTATTAAAGCATAAATAAAATAAGTTTCTAAAAAAATATAAGTTTTCTTAGAATAATTCTTGACAATAAAACTAAGTTTTCTTATATTTATCTCATACACAAACAAAAGCCCACTTAGACGGCAAATCACAAGTGGGCTTGTACTCAGTACGAGGTAATTATGTCACACAAAAAACCACAACGTCTACTGACGATCGAACAGATTTCGAATCGTCGCTTATGGGATAAGGCTCAAAGCTTACTCCTTGGCTCAATCATCATCTTTTTGATCGGTGCGATGTTCTATATCGCTTTGGTAAGGGGGTGAGTGATGTTTTACAAAGTTATCAATCAAGTAGCGCTAGATACCTACAACAAACTTGAATCAGATCGTTTAGAGCTTCGTGAAAACGCTCAACTATTTGCAGATGAATATGAAGCTGATCCTGTGATTCTTCAAGACTCTGACTCTATATGGTTCTGTGGGATTAAATTCCAAGATAACTCTAAGGTTAATCGGGAAATTTGGACCAAGCCTGAACGTCAATATGGGCATTCACGGATTCGTACAAAGCCTTTAAAGAAAAGCCTTCAAAGTGAATTTGACGCTGAAAAATCAAAATGGGATGAGCTTTACTCTCAATATTTTTCACAAGTGAAACGTGTAGATAAAAACTCATTTTATTCAACACTTGGCTTGGATGGTTCAAGTTTCTTTTTTAGTTCGTTCAAATGTTTTGAATATCAAGGTGCCTTCTATATTGAGATAAGTATCGATCTAAAGGTTGGAGTTGAAATACTTGGTTCTGAATATGTTGAAGCTGAACGTGCAAAGAATGCATTGAAGTATAAGGAGCCACAACAATGAATATGCTTTCTAATTACGCTTCTGAAGCGCCTACATTTCAAAATCTCGTGGTTGCTGATGAGTTTGTTATTCAAGATTCAAAAGTCTATTTCTCGCTGATTGTACCGAACTACAGTGCTTGTTATGTGTCCGCTGTTGTTGAAGCAAATCAAACGACAAGTTCACTTGCTTGGAACAATACAAGCGATCCGCAAAATGATGTTGATGTGGATTATGACTTACTTGAAGTAGCGACTTGGCACCGCCCTATTGTTGAAGATTATGACGATATTTTTGCTGCTCAAGGACTTCAATTTGCGCTGACAAATAGCCAAGTTTACGCACTCAATGAAATGCTTAAAGCGCATTTTGAAGAAGAAAAAGTTAATGAATTGAAGCGGGTGCAATCATGAGCGATTACGGAGTTTGCGAAGAAGACACATGTGGTCGTAATGGTTGCCAAGGAACCATTGTTAAAGATACCGATGCAGAAGGTTGTAGCTGTCACATCAGCGCACCTTGTAGCTACTGCCATTGTGAAGTTCAGTGTGATGCGTGTGATTGGCAATCAAGATTTGAAATTGAGCCAGCGCAACAAACACCAGTAGAGCCATCTGATTGGTACAAGGAGCTTAAGAAAAAACATGAAGAATTCTTGAGCCAATTAAATGATCGGTCTGTTGAGTTTGACAAAGTTGAATACCGAACAGAATCACACTCGAACAGTTCAATGAAAAAAATTGGTGCCTATCCGCGTGGAATGAACCGAACACAGTTAAGAAAAGAAATTGATGGAACATTTGGTGGTCGCTTTGAGTGGATTACTGAAAACCGCTTTTCGTTTATAGCTTATACAGATTGAGGGGAAAACAATGGAACTACAAGTATTAGAACAAAATGCGATTGTTTCGGCATTCAACAATGCGAATGGCATTCAGGCAATCGTTGATCAAATTAAAGCTCAAGTAAGCAGTATCGTTCCTGATGTTACTACACCGAAAGGACGTAAGGAAATTGCCTCTCTGGCTTATAAAGTTGCTCAATCAAAATCAGCAATCGATGCTGAGGGTAAAAAGCTCAAAGAGCAATACACGGTTGTTACCAACAAAATTGATGCTGATCGAAAATTTGCTCGTGATGAATTGGATGCTGAGCGTGACCGCATTCGTCAGCCATTAACAGATTGGGAAAATGCGGAAAAAGATCGTGTGGCGAAGCATGAAGGTGCAATTGAAGCAATTAAGAATTTTGCAAATAACAATTCCTTAATCACAGCAAATTCTTCAATGATTGAGGGCGCTATCGCAACACTTAATGATCAAGTAATTGATTCATCATTCGAAGAATATGAAGAGCAAGCGAAATTAGCAAAGCTCGAAACATTAGAAACTTTGCGAAATGCCCTTTCTGAAACCCAATCGCTTGAGGCTGAACGCGCTGAATTGGAACGCTTACGTCAAGCGGATATCGAGCGCCAACAGAAAGAACGTGACGAGAAAATTGCACGTGAAGCAGCAGACAAGGCACGTGTTGAAGCTGAAGCAAGAGCACTTGCAGATCGTAAAAGAGCTGAGCAAGAAAAACTTGAAGCAGAACAACGTGAAGTACGCTTAAAGCTTGAAAAAGAACAGGCTGAGTTGCGTGAACAACAATTAAAGCAACAAGCTATAGAGCATGAAAAGCAAGCTGAAATTGATCGCCAAAAAGCGGTTGAAGCTGAGCGTTTGCGTATTGAGAAAGAGGCTCAAGCAAAAGCGGATGCTGAACTTAAAGAACAGCAAGCACGTGAAGCAAACAAAGCTCATAAAAAGAAAATCTGTAATGAAGCGCTTCAAGGTCTTGTGAAGCTTGGTGTTTCAGAAGAATTGGGCAAACAAATTTTACAGGCGATTCACAAAGGTGAAGTGCCACATGTATCAATTAAGTTTTGAGGATTAGAAGATGAATGCACCAGTAAAAACAGAAAATCAAATCGCTGAAAGTAAGCCAAAAACGGTAAAAGCTTATGTATCAGATATTAAAATTCGTCAAAAATTTGAAGAAATTTTAGGTAAGAAATCTCAAGGATTCTTAGCATCTGTTATGCAAGTTGCTAACCAGCCACACCTTTTAGATGCTGTTCCAGCTACCGTGATTAATGCTGCAATGATGGCAGCAACGCTTGACTTGCCAATCAATAACAACCTTGGATTTGCTTATATTGTTCCATATTCAACTGATGCTAAGGATAGCAGTGGTAGAAAGATTCCATTGCTGGACAACAATGGTAATCAGGTCAAAAAACAATACAAAGGTAGGGAATATCCGCAATATCTAAAAGTTGTAGAAGCTCAATTTCAAATGGGATACAAAGGATTTATTCAGCTTGCTCAACGCTCTGGACAATTCAGTCGTATTGCTGCAACACCTGTTTATCAAGGTCAATTGATTTCAGCAAATCCCCTGCTTGGTTATGAATTTGATTGGACCATTGAAAACAAAGGTGAAGCTATTGGTTATGTGGCTTTCTTTAAATTGCTTAATGGCTTTACTGCTGAACTTTACATGACTAGAGCAGATATTGAAAAACATGCAGGACGTTACAGCCAATCTTTTAAATCGGGTTTTGGGGTTTGGAAAGATAACTTCGAATCAATGGCACTTAAAACAGTAACTAAGCTTCTATTGTCTAAGCAAGCACCGCTTTCAGTTGAAATGCAACGAGCACAAATTGCTGATCAAATGATTGTTCGTGATGTTGATAGCGTTTCAGGTGATTACATTGATCACAATGAATCGGTGGCAAATCTTGAAGCACCAAACCCAAGTCTAGGTGATGAAGATTTTAACGCTGCACTTGAGCAATTAAATGCAGGAGCTATTGATAAAGAATACATCTTAAATGGCTACTCATTAACAGATGCTCAAAAAATTGCTGTGGAGGCTCAAGGATGATTGATACACACGAACTTATTTGTCACTTATGTAATTTAGACGATAACTCTACATATGATGAATTGGAACAGGCAATTTTTGATAACTACGAGGTGAGCATTGATGCATTCGATGCGATTGCTCATGCCTTGCTACCGCTTGTTGATGTTGGCAAGTCGGAACTAACAGGCAAAACATACAAAGGTTTTTCGGTACATATAAACGGATATGGCTTTTGGTTGTTAAAGATGGAGGTGAAGCAATGAAACTATTCCGTGCCTCAAGCCTTCACAAGCTAATCGGTGAACCTAAAAAGAAAGGTGAAAGCCTTTCTGATACGGCTAAAACTGAAATCCGTTCAATTGTTAAAGAGGATTTATTCACTTTTAAGTCGTTCACAGGCAACCAGTACACCCAAAAAGGCAATCAACTTGAAGAAATGGCAATTGAGTTGTCAGGAAAGATGCGATTTCGTGCTTATCAAAAACATGTTGGTCGAGTTGAAAATGACTTAATCACTGGTGAGTGTGATGTGCTTGATCTTAAAAATAAATTGATCATAGACGCAAAATGCTCTTGGGATATTGGTACTCACCCATTCTTTCAAGATGAAGCTCAAGACAAAGCAATCAAAGCTGGTTATGGCATTCAGATGCAAGCTTATATGTGGCTTTACGAGTGTGAGCGTGCAGAGATCGATTTCTGGTTATTCCCATGTCCTGAAGAACTTTTAAAGCCGTACGAAGATCAAGAACAATTAATAAATTTGGTTGCTGAAATTGATATTCGTGAACGCTTAACAACTGTAGTCATTGAACGTGATGAATCAATCATTCAGAAGATTAAAAACAAGATTCCCCTCTGCCAAGCCTATTACGAAAAGCTTTATGCAGAACGCAAACGAGGGAGATTAGTAGCATGACCCTCCTAAAACTTTACTCAACTTTAATGGCGTGGTGGTTGTGATGATAGAAATCAAAATTTTGGATAAGCATGGTGTAGAGCTTAAAAATGGTGACACCATCAAATACGCTTCTATTACACCAATTTATGAGAATGGTGATTTTTGGGTTGGTCAGGACGGTGTCAAGATTAATTGGGAAACCTATTTAATTGATCCTCAATCTGATACAGATGATTTTTTCTCATTTTTTATTCCAAATGCAATCTACGATAAAAGTGAACTGATTCGAATCTTTGATTTTAGAGAATGCTCGGACGAAGAGTATCAAGGGATTCTCGAAGAAATTTGTGAATGTTTAAAAATTGAATTCACAAGCGAAAGTGATTTGTTAGAAAAAATCAGCGGATTTGAAGTGATTAAATAATTCAAGCAAAAATCTGCGCATTATCATCAAAAAATTGAGATTTTGCGCAGAAAATTGCACATAGGTGATGAGATGGAAATTAAAGAAATACCGACTTTAGAACAGAAACAAGCTTTTTGGGCTGAACAATTACCAAACTTTGAATCTAAATATTGGTTGCCAAGTCATTTCGAATTTTTGATTTTTGATATGGATCAAGGTAACTATGTCATCAAAGATGACTTAGATCCAAGCTTTGAAGATGATGCTACTGAAATTTGGCATCGTGTAAATACTGGTTGGGCAATGTGGAAAAAGGCAATCAAATTTACTGAACAACAAGCCACCCCTGAAGGGTTTGTTTTGGTGCCGAAGAAACTTTCAGATGAATTGAATGATCATCTTTGGGACTTTATGACTGACAATTTTATAAGCACTAATGAGGATGGAGATTCTTATATTGCCTGTGATGACTTTGATTTAGGAAAGTTTTACAGCGAGATAATCGAAGCACAGGAGCAAAAGGCATGAAAGATTTTTATTGCCCATACTGTGAGCATGGAATGAATAAAGATGAAGTCAATGTTCATGAGGATGATGTTCTGGGTGAGTGGGAAGATGTTGTTTGTAATTCCTGTAAAAAAGAATTTGTTCTAACTGCTGAACCTGACATTTGTTACTCAACCGAAGCACAGGAGCAAAGTCATGACTAAGAAATGCGTGAACAATGGCAACTGGTTAAATATGTGTGAATCTTTAAAAGAAGTAACTACCCATCATTACGGTGATATTGAAGCGAACGTCATGACAACCAATGATCGAAAATCCTCACGTCTTGAAATTGTCGCAGGTCGATTTAAGAAAAATCGCGTTGCTTTGAATTATTGCCCTTTCTGTGGTGTGGATATTGTGACTCAACACAAGGAGCAAAGTCATGACAATTCAAACTGAAGAAATCCTTGAAACGGCTCATGAAATTGCAGATCAGTTAGCACCCTTTGTTATTAGTGGTGATGAAGCAACTTTGAAGTTAAGCAAAAAGCAAGTTGATGATTTATACCACATTGTTATGAATTTCATTGTAATCAATGAAGTGAATGATTTACCTAGTGAAGTGGTCAAGAGTTTGGGAGAGGTGGCGTGAACTGGATTAGTGTTGAAAATAAACGCCCAGTATATGGGCAGCCAATCTTAATTGTAGTGGATGGTGTCACTCAAAATATAACTTACACACTAGATGGTTCAGATGACAGTCCAGATTGGTGTGAGCCATATTTTTTTGAACATGATGATTGCTGCAAAATGTGGTGGGATAAAGCAACTCACTGGATGCCACTGCCAAAACCACCAAAAGAAGAAAAGGAGGAAGGTTGATGAAATGGTACTCTATGACACAAGTAGCGAGTGAATTGGGTGTATGTCTAAATACTTTCAAAAAATACTATTTAGAGAAATATCCACCCGATCAAGAGTTTGGTGTTCAGAAAAAATATACTGCATCAACCGTGGTGCGAATGAAAAAAGAAATATTAAAGGAAGGCGCTTAATTAGCGCCTTTCATCCATTTATCAACTTGGTCAGAATACCACTTCATCAACTCTACCCTTTCATCCCAATATTCAGCTCTGTTGTAGATACCGCGAATACGATCTTTTGGAACATGCGCAATTTGGTATTCAATTACATCTGGTCTAAATAGTTTTGAGTTATTCGTATGGGTTGAGAATAATGAGCGAAATCCATGTGTAACCATCTGCCCTGCATAACCATTTCGCTTAATGATTGCTAAAATGCTTTCAGATCGGACATGCTCACCAGGATTGCGAGTGTGCTTAAAAATATATCCATTATCTGTCTTATGATCATATAGCTCTTTAAATAGCGTGTAAGTTTGATCAGTCAAAGGGACAACATGATCTCTACGCATTTTCATTCGAGATGCTGGAATCACCCATTGTCTATTTTCTAAATCGATTTCGCCACTATCCCAACGTGATTGAAGTAACTCAGAAATACGAACGGCTGTGTAACATGCTAGCTTAAGTGCGTGTAACAGTTCTGGTGTAACATTGCTTTGTGTTACACGCTTCCAAAATTCAGGCATTTGCTCTGCATCAAGGCTTGGCATATTACGAACGGTTTGTTGTGGGATTACATCAGAAATTAAAGTACATGGGTTTTTCTGTGTATAGTCTGAGGCGATAGCAAAGTTAAAAATCTCATTGAGCAATCTAAGGGAGCGTTTTGCAGTTTCAAGTGTTCCCTTATTCACGATTTCTTTTACTTTCTTAACAATAGTTTTCCTATCAACCTCATCAATTGGTTGGGTCGCGAAATCTTCTGTAATGTAATTTAAGCGATAAACCACTGTATCTACATATTTTTTACTTGACCAACGTGGCGTCATGAGTTTAAGCCACTCATCAATGACAGCTTTGACTGGTGGTGAGTCTAAGGTTTTACCTTGAGCTTCTGATTTGTATTGTCTTGCCAATTGCCGAGCATCTTTACACCCAAGATCAGGATATTCACCAAGGCTTTTTCTTGTTTGCTTACCGTTAACTCGATAAGAGACAATCCATTTTTTCTTACCTGTTGGTGACACATCAATAGATAAGCCCTCACCATCAGCAAGAGAATATCGTTGTTCTTTTGGTTTTAGACTTTTTACTTGTGAATCTGAAAGCAT